TTGTTTGCTCCGGCAGCGCCACCTGCGCCACCTGCTCCAATCGTTACGGAATACTGAACGCCGGAATTGAGTGTTTGCGATGCACCGTAAACGATCCCACCACCGCCACCACCACCAGCAGCGTAATTGTTAGTCTGGCCACCTCCACCTCCGCCGCCACCGGCGACGATAAGGATGTCGGCGGTGTAGTCGGAACTTGCCGGGGAACCGGGCCACACGGAATGGATATAGCGGTACTGGCTCACGATGCGCACCTCACGGGATTCGGTTCGGAGAACCAGAAGAGGACGCCTCCGCTGGTGTTGTAGTCAAGGTGGATCTCGACGTAGCCGGCGAGCGACGAGGTCGTCCAGGCGCCGGACGCATAGACGCTGCCCACGGGGCCGATGCTCGAGCCGGACGGCTTCGGGCTACCGTCGACCTGGCTACCGTCGTTCCGCAGCTCGCGGAGGTTGATGGCGCCCGTCCCTGCTCCCCACGTACTCGTCAGGAGCGCCGCCGGCGCGTTGCTCGAGGAGATCGCGACTGGCTCGAAGGTGTAGGTCCATCGGTCGGCGCCGATTGAGGTTGCCGCGGTGAGCTTCGCCAGCCACCGCTCCGGAACGCTGCCCTGGACGACTTGCCGCTGCGCCCACTCGAGGCCCTCGGCGTTGGCCGCGACCGCCTGGGCGGACTGCGTCCACCCGTTGCAGACGAAACGATTCGCCTTGCCAAAGAGGCCGGACTCGAAGATGGGAGTCTGGTAGCTCATGAGGTCGTTCAATACGCCGGCTTGGGGACGTTGATGGCGTTCAGGAGGTTCGTACGCCAAGAGAGGAGGTTGTTGAAATTCGTCAGCGAGACGAACGGCTGATACCAGTAGACGTAGGCCGACGATTGCGTCTGTACGGTGACGAGTGTCGGTCCAGCTGCAAGGTTTGGCTTTCCTCCAATGTTCGGCGCAACGCGCTGTTCGAGATGCTGCCAATCGTCTGCGAGGAACCGATGGGAGATCACCAGCGTCTCGTCCGGGCTTTCGTTGGCGGTCCAGCCGAGGTAGGTCACGTAGCCGGTGGGCCAGCCGAGGAAGGTCGCGTTGTTGCGCGTGTTCACGTAAATTGACGACCACTCGGACGGCGGGTCCGGGCTATCAGCTGCTCCGCTCACGGCGGCGGTCGAACGGTCACGCGTGCGGTCCCAAAGGATGTCAACCTGGATCGACTGCTGCGAGACCTTGACGGAGAGCGGCTGGCCGTACATGTCAACGGACGTGCCGCCAATCCACGCCGTCGGCGGGAACGGCATGGTTCCATTTGCCGGGACGCTGCTGAAGATCGACCCCGATCGGTACATGGGGACCGTTCGCTGCGCCGTAGACCGCGTGAGGTTGAAATACGGTCGCTCGGCGTTCTGCGGGTAGCGGCATGACCACTTGACGCGAAGATGCCAGGCCCGCGGCGTTTGCGGGACGGGGCTTGCGTCGATCGAGCGGCAGATGAAATTTCGACGCGGATCGTCCGTAGACGTTGCCGGATTCGGCACGTACCGCTGTCCCTGCTGCGGGACAATCGAATCAGCAAGCACGTCCCAAACGGTCTTGATGGTTGCGTCGGTGTAGGTGTAGAGGAGCGACTCCGTCCAGCTCGTCTCGTCGCCGGGCGCGGAGAGCTGGACAGAGTCGGTATCTGGGAGTCGGCGGATGAAGCTCGTCGATGGCATTTCAGTCGCCTCCCAGCTTGGACTTGATCACGTCATAAATAAGCCCTATTGCCGTAGTTTGCGCGTTGTTCAAACCGATTGAGTTCAAGGCAGCATCGCCGCTTGCAGTAGCAACATCCTTGATAATTTCACCCGGCGTATGGTTTGAGATCCAATCAACAAACTTGCCAAAAGCGACAAGCGTCTGCGCCGTCATGTCTGCAAGTCCGACCGTGAAGCCGGCCAGCGCGGCCATCGCTTGCCCAATCGGCTCCTTGTTGGCGACCAGATAGTCGGTAAGGTCCTTGATGGCTTGGACCTTCATCTGATCAATCGCCGCGGTGATCGGCCCAAAGGCCTGGCCGAGCGTCTGGTCGCTCTGCTGCTGCGCGATCGCGAGCTGGTTCGATGCATTCATGCCTTCGGCGCTGTAGGTACGCCCGAGGTCCTCGAGGCGCTTCAGCTCGTCCATTGCCCCGCTTGCAAGGCCGCGGAACACGTTCGCAAGGATGCCGGCGACCGCAAGGGACCGCAGCTGCGAGACCCCCGCCTGGAGGTCCTCGAGGCTCTTCATCGCCTTCGAGACGCCAACCGAGACGCCCGAGGCGTCGGCGGTGAGCGTGATGACTGCCTTCATATCCGCACTAGCCACGGTTCACCGCCTGGAGGAAACCCTCCACGCCGCGACGGCGCCACGGGCAAAGGACGTGCGCCGGCTGGCCCGTGAGGGAACACGCGACCACGGTAAGTAGGTACTCAACCCGCTCCATGGTCGTCTCCTCCTGGGCAAGATGCAGGTCGGCGTCCATGGTCGGATTTAGTCTCCAGAGGCGCCGCTCGGCGCCGAGGTAGGGCGTGCCTTCATGACCTCGGCGGCGAGCGCGTTGGCCGAGGAGACCGGTAGATCGAGGATCTCGTCCTGCGTGTAGACCTCGCCGCCCACGTGCCGGACGCACTTGTGGATGAACGACGGGTCCGTGACGTCCGCGCCGACCGTGTCGCGCAAGGTCACCGGGCGGACCTCGACGGCTCCGACACCGTCAAGGTCCACCCGGCGCCAGGATGGGGAGGAGGTCGTCATGCGAGAGCCAGCGTCTCGGTAAAGGTGATCGAGTAAATCGCCGCGTCTTCGGAGGAGTGCGTCTGGTCCGCGCCGGTGATGATCACCGACATGGTGACGCTTCCGGCTCCGGCGCCCGTGAATACGAGGCTCGCCGGGGTTGCGAGGTTGGGCGATTCCGTGATGCCAGCCACGGAACTTTCCACCGTCGTATTCACGTAGGCCTCGCAGCTACCACCGCGCTTGACGCGGCCGGGACCGGAGAACATCTTGGTGTCGCCGTGCGCCGTGAGATTGAACTCAGAGGCTTGGCGACTGATGGTGACGTTGCGGACCGGGATGGACGTCCCTCCGATCGTGAGGCTTCCGCCCCATCCGGTGATTGCGCGTGCTGCCATTAGGTGCTCTCCTTGAATTGGAATTCTGCTGAAAGGGTCACGACGCGCTCCGCGTCGGGTTGCCCGTCGTCTGGTGCCGCCCTGCTCTGCGCGACCTCGAGGGAGGTAGCGACGAGCGTGTAGGTTCCCTGCGTCCACGTGCCGTCCAGGGCGTTGCGACAGACGACCGCGAGCGACCAGGCAGATATTGCCCGGTCGGCCACGCAGTCGATGCGGACGGTCGCCGTGCCCGTTCCGGTCGACGTGCCGGAAATATCCATGTCCCAACGGCAGGAACTGATCTCGTAGACCACAGCGGGCGTTGGGTCGCCCTGGCGTCGCAGCTCGCAGGAGACCGGGTACGTCGTCGCTGCGTTCAGCTGGTCGTAGATGGCTTGGGGGAGAGTTGTGGCGCTCACTTCTTGCCACCCTTCTTCTTGGCCGGCTTCATGATCTCGGCGACAAGCAATTCCTGAGCGCGTTGGGCAACCGTGGAAACATGGCGCTGCGCGATCGGTCTTGATACCTTCCAACCTCGGATCATTTTTCCGCCAGACTTACGTGCCCGTTCGACGTTGCTGGCCTTCTCGCGTTCCAACTCGTACTCGGCGCGGATGTCCTGCGGGTAGCGCCTCATGTATTCGCCCTGGGCGCGATTCCACGCATGGCGCCGCTCGTCGCCCTCCATGCCCTTGACGGCGTTCTTGAGGAAGTTGGTCTTTTTGCGCTTTAGCGCCGAGATTTCGCCGAACGATGCGTATGCGTTGCTCTTGCCGTAGTGGCGAAAGCCGTTCTCAAGAATGTGCCAGATATTTGCGTATCCGCCGCGCTTGTAGTTGGTGCCGATCTGCATGGTGACGGCTCCATTGCGGGCGCCCTTCTTCCAAACTCGGATCTTGACCTGTTGCGCGTCGGCGATCTCGCCGGTTACAAGGCCAGAACGGCGCTTGGCTTTTGCCCATGCCCTCTGAAGATCCTTCACCACGGGCGAAGCTGCACGACGGAGTACGCGCTGGTACGTCCGCTTCCTCGCTTTGTCGCTCATGGCGAGGAGCTTTGCCTTGACCTCGAGGGCGTTGATGTAGGCCTTGATCACGTCTCAGGCTCCACGGTTTCGCCGTCCATGTTCGCGGCGGTGATGCGGAGCCGGCGGCGCTTGCCGCCATCAGGGTCCACCACGCCGATGATGTTGTAGATGGTCCCGGAGGACATCTCGATAAGTCTGCCAACGGACGAGACATTCGGGTCCCATGCCGTCTCAATGACGACATCGGTACGAATGGACATACCCATGTCGTCCATGACCTCGCGCTGGTTCGGCGTCACGACGCCAGCCAATCCGATCACGACATCGGCGTACGCGGTCGACCCCTGCCCTGCACCGTCGATCGTGGTCGTCGGTGCCTGGTAGTTGTATCGCTCGCGCCAATATCCACATCCTGCCATCGTTAGCCCACGCTGTTGGGGTTGTTCATGCGGCGGATCGTGTCGACGTACCAGGTCGACGGACCGACCGAGTCGTCACCACGGAAGCCGTACAAGTTCGCCACGCGCTCGAGGAGTGCGACCTTCTCCGCATCGGTGAGGTCGGCCTCGAGCCGGCCGGTAGCCGCCTGGTACTCGTTCCACGCCGCGGCGAGCGCGAGCGTGAGCTGCGCGTCGTCCTGCGTGTGGGTGAGCTTGAGCCACCCTCTGGCCTCTGCGACGGTCGGCTTCGTTGCCATGGGTCCTCACAGTCCGGGATGGGCGCCCCCGAAGGGGCGCCCACCCGGCTGGCGATGGGGCGTGATTAGGCCGAGATCAGGACCTTGATGGCGGACGTATCCACCGGCTTCGCGTCGCAACGCATGCGGCTCGAGTACCGGATGAGGCCGCTGGTGCGCTGGCTCATGTCGTCGACCGTGAAGCTCACGGTCGCACGGTCGATGACCTTGTAGCCGCGCTGGAAGTCGCCGAACGCGACCGAGCGGGTGCCGGCGGTGTACGCGGTCGGAGCGTATTCCGACAGGTAGACCGGCTTGCCCATGAAGAGCGCCACGGCGCCGTCGCGGAGGATGTTGCCGTTCTCGCCGTTCAGCACGTACTTGGCGTTGGTGCTGGACTTGACGATCGCTCCCCAGACTGCCTGGTTCATCAACCATGCGGCGTTCGGGAGGTAGGACGGGTTCAGCGCGTAGTACAGGTCGATCACCTTGTCGACGGTCGGGGCCGAGGCGGCGGTGTAGTTGACGCCCGTGTAGCCGGCGCCCGAGTGGAAGATGCCGCGGGGCTGGCTGGAACCGGTTCCGGTGTGGAAATAACCCTCCCAGAGACGGCTGTGGGCGCGAGCGTGTTCGCTCACGACGTTCGAGGCGAGGTCCCAGACGGTGTCCTGGAGGGCCTCTTCGGTGACGTCGGTGTAGATGGCCGACTTGTACGCCGTGAACTGCACGCGGGTCGCGGTGAAGTCCTGCGAGCCGTAGGAGGCGCCTTCGGCAACGAGAGCCGCGGTGAGGCGCTGGCTGATGACCGGGATGTCGTAATCGACGCCGCGCGTCTCGACGGACGCGATCGAACGCAGGACGCTCTCCTGGTCGAGCGCCTTGATGAAGGTCGTCGAGAGTACCGGCTCCGTTCCTGCGGTCGACAGGTTCGCCGAGCCGCCGGAGATGTTGATGCCCATCGCGCGGTTGCTGCGGAAGCCGCCGCGGAACCATTCGCGGGTCTCGTCCTTTGTCGGGGAGGCGACGCGCTTGGAGCTGGTGATGACGGCCGGCGCGTTGATGCGGGCCTCGAGGACGGACTTCTCGGAGGCGATGCGCTCCTCGGCTTCGCCGATTTCCTCGAGGATGGCGAGCTGGCGCTCGTCGGTGGCGGACGGATACTCGGTCTTCAGCTCGGCAACGCGAGCGCGATCTTCCTTCAGGGGCATGGTCGAATCCTTTCGGACGGCGGCGAGCGTCCCGTTGTAAGCCGCGTTCTCAACAAGGGAAACCTCGTGCAGACGTGCAGAGGTGATGGTCCGGGAGGTCGTCCCGTTCCAGGTGTCTTGGTTCACGACGAAGCCGATCGACATCTCGGAGACCACGCCGCGGCGGACGAGATCGCGGATCTCGTTGGCGCGCTGGGTGTTCCCGATGTCGGCGACAAACGCGAGTCCGCGCTCGTCCTCGGTAACGGTCAAGGTGCCGCTCTTGGTGTTGGCGAGCGGGTCGGTCTGGTCGTGCATCCACCAGAGCGAGACGTTGCCGTCCGGCTTCAGGGCGCCCGGCTTGATCTGCTCGCGGAACACGCGGCCGCGCTCGGAGATCGGCTTGCTCCAGCTGTTGAACACGGCCGCATAGCCGCGGATCATGCCGTCGCCGTTCTCGGTGAGCTGCGCTCGAATCTCACGCATTGGGGTCCACCTGTTGATCCTGCGCCGCGGCGTCCGCGGCGGCGTTGGGGTCGGTCACGCCCGAGATCACGGGCTTCGGCTCATCAAGGCCGGGCCACGGCGCGAAGCCGAGCCGGGAACGGACGTCGTTCGGTGCGAGGGCGCCCACCTGGAGGAGCTGCGCGTAGGCGCGGCCGGCGGTGCGGAAGTCGCCCTGGGTGATCGGCGAGAAGTCGAGCGCGACCTTGGTGCCAGGCGCGGCGAGCTTCGATGTCACCTCTGCCATCCAGCTCGCGCTCCACCCGAGGAGCGCGTTGCAATACATCTGCGCGATCTCCGGCTGGGTGCGGGCGTCGCTCGCGTCAAGCATCGCGGACGGGATGCCGAAGATCGACGCGACTTCCTTCGCGCCGGCGGCGCGGGCGGCGGCGAGGTCGGAGACCATCGTCTGCGCCAGCTGCTCGACCTTCATGCCTTCGCCGACAAAGATCGGCGTACCGACCGTGGCGGCGGACCCGTGCTGCGCCATGAACGCGGTACGCATCGCGTCGCGGACGGCCGGCTGGAGGGCGCCGGGGTGACTGAAACTCAACTTCCCCAGACCGCCACCCTGCGAAATGACCTTGAACGCGGACTCGAGGGCGGCAAGGCCCTCAAGGGTGGTCGAGGCGGCGGCGAGCGGCGAGGTCCCCCAGTATGGATTCCCAGGCGTCGGGAGCGCCTTGAAGTGCAGCACGAAGCCGTAGTCAAACGGCTGGCTCTGGTAGCTCCACTCGATTGTCCCGTCCGTCTGCTGCTGCATCGAGACGTCGGCGGTGGCAATCGGGCGGAGCGCGATCGGTGCGCCGGCCGTGTCGACGACCACCACGGCGAACGCATTGCCCGTGGTGAGGGTCTCGGCGACCATCCAGCGGCGGAGGTCTGTCCCGGTGAGGACGTCGCCCCACGCCTGGCCGGACAGGAGGTCTACCGCCGAGGCGCCCTCGACATGGTTCCCCTCGCCGTCGGTGACCGTGACCGGGCACCGAGCGATGTCGGACGCAATTGTGTGGATGCACCGCTGGACGGCGGGGATCGAGTCGATTGAGCCGGCGTACCAATTCACAGGCGATTCCCACGAAATTGCGGGCATCGTGCGCTTAAAAAGGCGGGACCAGAGCGACATGGCCCGCATTTGCAAGTATTGCGGCAGCGTTGTCTAGTGCCTTCCGCAGGACTCCCGCGGAGATTGCTAGAAGGCGATGCGGGTCGCGTCTACGCCGTACATGGATTGCGCCAGCATCTCGCGGTCGTTCATGACTTTGACTGCCATGCAACATGCCGTTACGGCGTCGATGTTGCCGCGGCTACGGCCTTTGCTTGGGACAAAGAGGCCCGTATCGCCGGAACGTAGGACCGTGTGCGCGAGGTTCGCCCGGAGGACCGGGTCCTCGTCAAAACAAATGCGTTTCCCGCGCACCATGTCAGACCAGATGGCCCACGCGGACCCCATGAAAACCACGTGCTGCGGCGCCCTGCTCCATTGCCAGCCGTGCTTCTTCTCCATGGCCTCGCACCAGGCGGGCGCCTTGCCGGCGGGGTCGGCCACAAAGAATTTAAGATCGACGTGCCGTGCGATTGCTTCAAGCTGGCGCTCGATGATCGAGTAGTCGATCGTGTTCCCGCACACGGTGAGGAGGTTCCGGTCGCGCCACTCGCGGAGCGGCTGGCGGCTCTTGATCTCGTCCGAAGCAATGTCGTTTCCAGCCCAGTAGTGCCAGCTGCGGGAGAGAATCCGCTGCCCGTCAAACACCGAGACGTTCATCGATGTCAAGTCAAACTGGCTGTCGCGGCCCCACCCGCCCTGGCTGAAGTCGATGCCCACCATGCCGGGGAGGCCCCGCGCCCGCTCCCAATCCCACGGCTCGACGCAAGCGTCGTAGAGGCCGAGCGGGAGACCGCCGACCAGGTCGTCGGCGAAAGTCGCGAGCTGCTGCGTGTACCACTCCTCCCGCTTGCGCGGGTCGCCGGTGCCAAGCGTCTGCTGCATGACAAACTCGTAGTCGGCATGGGTCGCGTGGACGCCGATGGTCGGGCAAGCCTTGATCCAGGCGGTCGGGTCGTCGGGGGCGTCGTCGGGGTCGATGCCGTAGACAATTCCCACGGCCCCAATGGGCATCTTCTCGCCTTGGTCGAGCGACCGCTCAATGCCGCGGATCATGGTCCCGTAGGGATTCTCGTACTGGTTCGCGTCGGGCGTCGTGATGACGAGCATCTGGGCGCCGCGTACTTTCGTAAGGCTAGTGATGGCACGGGTAAACGTCTCATCCATGCGCGCTGCCTCGTCGCAAATGACGAGCGTCGGCGAGATTCCGTCGGCGTTCTTGACCGTCGACGGGCGGCACTTGACCGTCCCGCCTGGGTGAGTGCAGAGCGCGAAATTGGTAGACGTCTTGCCGCCGAAAAACTCCCACTCCGTGTCCTCCCCGAATGCCTCATACATTCGCTTCTGCACGATCGCGGCCTTCTCCATCTGCGTTGCCAGGACGACGACCTCGCAGTCTTTGCGGCTGGCCGCGGCCGCTTCCTCCACCATGAACGAGGCGACCATCGCGGCCATCTGCGTCTTGCCGACGCCGCGGGCGACCTGGAGGACCACAAACCGGACCGCCGGCATCCCGCCGCGGCGCCACGCCACCAGGTGCGCAAATACCCAGACGGCCCACGGCATCAGCTCCCACCCGTAGCGGTCCCGCGAATGAGCGACCAGGCGGTCTAGCCGGGCGCCGTCCCACTCGTCCGCTGCCCTTGCCTCGAGGTAGCGGACGGCTTGGACGCGGATGCGTCGATTCGTCACGACCTCGCCGGCGACAACCGCCCGCGCGTAGGTGTCGGCGATGTCCAACGCGCTTGATGGCGCCTCCCTTGAGCGGCGTTTGCCTGTTTTTGTAGGCTTTTTCGTCTCTTTCTCGGACGATCTGGGGCGGCGGTACTCCACCTCTGGCGGAGGGGGGGGGCTAATGCCGGGGGGAGCGCCTTTCCGACCACCAGAGCGTCCGCCAGGCTTACGCGCCATGCGAGCCTCGTTCCAGGATCTCATGGCATGAACGACACACGGCAACAAGGTTGCGAGGGTCAAGCCTACCCTCCACGCTGTCGTTCCATTTGATCTTGTGATGCACTTCCGTGGACGGCTTGACCATACAGACCTCACAGAGCGGCCTATTCGCCCTCAGGGCGCGAGACAAGCGTTGCCATGGCCTTCCCTTCCCCTTGCCCGTGTGACCGCTCCTAGAGCGTTCTGGTGGCTTCTGCGCCCACTTGTTGGTCGGCTCACTCCGCATCGATCACCTTCAGGTATGGCTCGAGGCGGTTACGCATCAGGTCGTCGTCGTGGTACCTCCACATGGCCAGCCAGTCGGCGCGGTCCTGGCGCATCAGGACGAGCGGGATGGCCGTCCCCACCATGTCCCGCTCTGCCTGGCGCATGAAGCTCGAGACGAGGTTGTGGACCGTTGCGTGGAAATACGGCGGATGCCCGCCGATGAGGACGCGGCGGAGGTTGTGAAGCCGGCAATAGAAGAGATCGTCGCCCGTCTGGACAAGGTCATGCTCGCCGGCAAGGCGGGTCGGCGTTGCCAGGTATTCGGCGTACCGCTTGACCTCCACATGGACGCCGAGGGTCGGCTTTAAGGGCGCCCAGATGTCAGCCGTCGCGTTGCCCCACCGCTGGGCGGTGCGTTCCCATTGGAGGGTCGTATACCCCTCCATGATGCGACACGCTTCCAGCTCGCCCGCCTTGCCCTTGGCTCGGCTGTTGACAGGCCGAGGCCCGGAGGAACGCCCTCCAGGCCCCGGTTCGCAAAAACCAGTAGTCATGGTGTCCTCTCCTCGAAACAATCCCAGCCCAGTGCATTGGCAATCTCTTCGGGCTGCTTGTCCTTGATGCAAGATGCTCGGCTTCGGCACACCTCCCGCCGCGCCAGGTCGCGCTCGGCGCGGAGGCGGTCGCGCTCGGCTGTCAGGCGTTCAATGTTTTCGGCTGCTGAATTCCAAAGAGCGTCAAACGCCTTCCGGTAATCGGGTCGCGCTTGCTTCATCGGGAATCCTCTACCACGGTGTGGATTCCATGCTTCACCATGAGGCCTCTTGGTTCACCTTCGAGGCCACGCTTGTCGAAGCCGCCGCCGCACCGCACGATCGTCTGCTCAAGGAACCGCTCGCGCTCGCGCCATTTGCGGTCCTGTTCGCGCAGTTCTTCGTGCTGCTCCACAACCATCCCAATCAGCTCCTCCACCACGTCAACGGGGATCGACCCGGTCGAGATGCTGCGCTGGGCGCGCTTAAGCGCCCGCTCCCATGGTTCGCGGATCGTCTTCGGTATCTCGGTCATCGCTTTCCCATCCTTGCCGAGATCGCCTCGGCTTGTAGTTGATCTATGCAGTCCATAACGTCCCGGTAGAACTCGGCTTCCACCCTGCACCGCTCCGCGTATTCACCGTGGCGCGGTGACTGGCGGTCCGCGGCGGCTTCCTGGTGCTGCGCCCGCTTGTCGAGCCGGTTGAGGATTCGCTCGACGCTGATCATGCGGCGACCCTCCCGAGACCGAGGCGGAACGCAAGGACGGACACGCGGTCGCGGACGTCCGTGCCGATGGACTGCAGCTCAAGCGCCAGCTGGTCGTACGGCGGGACGCCGATCTGCCCCCACCGCTCGCCCAGGCGACGCCACCACCGAGCATGGTCGGTGACGCGGATGCCAAGGTCGGCGAGCTTGCGCAAGGTCACGCGGCGCTGCGCCTCGCAGAGCGTGTCGGTGTCACGCGGGCACCAGCGCCGGATCTTGGTTACGTCTTCCGGATCGATCCCATCCCAGGGTGAAACCACCACCCCTTTCGCGGCGTCAGCCGCTGGTGGTTCTTTGGTGGTTCTTTGGTGTATAGGATCCCTCCGGTTTAAAACCGGAGGTGCTCCGGTCGTAGACCGGAGGTGCTCCGGTTTAAAGCCGGAGG